TCCTTCATAAGTTTTTTCAGCTTGTCCATAAACTCATCTTTTGTATTTATGCGAATATCCTCACCCTTATCAAGTCCATTATAAAATACATCCATTTGTATCCCTCCATCCTCACCATCAATCTTTTCAGTTAAATAATCTATGTTCAGCCTATAATTACGGAATACCTGCTTCAATTTTCGCCCATCCTTTTTTCGCGTAGTTAAACCTTCTTCAACCTTTTTCATCTTCCCACTCTTTTCAAGATTCACAATAGCCTTGGCTTCTACTTTATCTATTGATTGTCCCTGCAAAGAAAAAATCATTCTCTTACTATTCTTATCCAAGGTCTCCAAATGCTTCATGGTATCTCTTAAATCCTGTAAATCATCCAGGGTAAGGTCTTGTATATTCCTTTTATCCAACCTATCTAAATCCTTCTTTGCTCTCTCGGACAAGAACGCTTCCGGATGTTCATCAAAATAATCTTTCATTGCCGCCAAATCCAAATACTTCTTCTCTGTCATAGCAGTTAAATCCAAAGAATCCTTAATTTTCTCAATAGGGTCTCTGTAACGAGCCAACATCCCTTTGGTTTTAATTCCCTTAATATCGGCTTTCAATTTGTTGACTCTTTTACTCATTTCTTTTCTAGCTCTAGTATTGATTTCTACTTGTCTTTTCCTCGCTTTCTCAGCCTTAATACCACTCTTTTTACCTGCAAAATATCCTCGCCTTGCCCCTACTGCTTTCCCCTCCATTTTAGCTCTCAAAAGCGTTTTCTCTCTGACTTTCTTCATCTCACCAATTCTGACATCTTTCATAATATCCCTAACAGTAACCTTGCCTGACATCTCATCTATGCGTGCATTTACCTTGTTATCTACCCATTGTTTGTATTTTGTCTCAAGTGGTTCGGTACTTGCAGGTTTTTTTCTATTAGCCCACGTATCTTTCAATGTGGTAAAAATATCATTAGTATCAGGAATAGTTTGCTCACCCCATTCCTCCATAATCTTCTGATCTAAATCACTAAATTTCTCAAGGAAAGCAGATAAGGTTTTACTAGGATGTGTACGCATTTTTTGTTCAGCAAACTTGATAGCCGAAGATAAATCCATATCCATCAGCCCTGGTATTACCTTCTTGTATCTACCTAAATTCCTGCTATAATCATCTAAAAATTGTCCATGATTCTCCGTATAAGCCTCTCCAGCCACTTCTGCTTCAATCAATTCCAAATCTTCATCAGGTATTTCTATAAAACCATCCTCGTCCCCATAAATACCTTGCTGTAATTGAGCAAATTTTGCAGGGTCTTTTATCCCTTCCGGTATTTCTGGATACAAAGCCATCAACCTATTCTCCCCAAAAAAACTAGAGAGTATGGGCGAAGTCCTTGCCCCCACAGCCTCCAATGCTTGTTCAAACACAGCTGGCACAGTTTTACTGGTTACAGTCTCTGCCTCCACTAAAAACTTGGAAACTGTACCCGATTGAGCTTCTTTCGGTAACCAATTAAGAATATTCTTAAACCACTCAACCCATGCTCGTTTTGTTTTTATAGTTATTCCTTCTACGAATCCACCTTCAGCTTTTGTTTGTTCAGCTAGTTTTAAGAATGCTTCCTTGTGTTTAAATACATTCGCTATAGCCTGGTTACCATCAGAAGTTATAGCACTAACATTACCAGTTCTATAGCCTCTAACTGAAGACAAAATTTCACTCGAGAAAATCCACTTCTCATCAAACTTAATTTTATCTAAACCTTTTATTGCAGCAGATGTTGTAAAATGAATACCTGCTGCTAATACACCAGTTAAAATAGCATTAACAGCAGACTCGCCTATGCTAGCCCCTTCTCCGTAAGCACTTAAACCACCTTCCGCACCCCAATATAAACTTGTTTTAGCTAAACCTTTAGCAGTTGTCCCTGATATAAGCTTAGGCAAAAAAGTTTGTCCTTGACTTCCAAGATAATCAGAGAAACTAGCTTTTACACCTGTTGTTAATGCCTTTGTGCCAGAATACCCTACAGCAGCTTTAAGTCCAACCAATCCAAGTTCTCCAACAGCAGCAACAGTCAAAACATCAGCTATATCTTCTGCTGCCTGTCTAAATGTAGTCGGAGGAGTTATTCTACCAATATTTTCACCACTAGGTAGTGTCAAAGTCTTTTCTTCTCCTGTGATAGCATAATAAGCAATACCATAAGTCAACATTGTACCTAGTCTAATTGCAGGTTCGACAACTATATCCTGAACAAAACTCACAACCTTCTGCCCTATTTTTGTTCCAAATTGAGCTGATATTGTAATCGCATCTGTATCTTCTCCAAATGTAGTCTTGCCAAAAATAACACCCTTCCTTTTATCCTCCTCTAATGTAGTAGTTGGAAATAGACTCATAATTATTAAAAAGTTAAATTATTTTAATTTCCACTTTTGTTTATCTTCATCATATTTATAGCCTAGTCCTTCAAGAAAATCCTCGGCTTCCGTAGCAGAAAGCCCATAATCCTGCTCAAGACGTACAATAACTTCCTCTGGCGTATATTCTCCGCTTTCTAATTTTGGACCTACATCGGAAGCAATCGCCTCTGATTCCAGTAACTGATATTCTGAAACACTTGAAACTAACTCATTAAATGCTTCTAGTTCTTCTGAAGTATCCAAATATTCTCTCGCCGCGTCTACATCTGACTGAGTAAAAGATCCTTTATCTTGATAAGCAGAATCTAAAAGAGTCGTAGCCATACCTAAATTATCACTACTGGAATCATCAGATTTGTAAGGAATAGTTGTCGAATAAGTCTCTACGCCTGAAGGACTCAATCCTTCAACTTGATAATCGAAAGTTGGCATGATGTAACTTGCCTCAACAGGATGCCAGAATCCTATCACACTAGAATCATCTAATGCCAAAGTCCTTCCTGTAGTTACTGTATTTGAACGATAATTGGCTTCTTCAAGTATCATCTCGCCACCTGAAGTAAATCCTACAATTATGGCTGTATGTCCCCAAGTACCTTCTGAAGTTTGAACAACGTCTCCTACTTGTGGCATATCTTCTTCTATCGTAAATCCGTATAAATCTACCCATGATTCCCTGTTTGCAATACTATCCAACCCATAAGGCATATTCGAATACTGTTCCCTCACATAAAACACACAATTACCTGCATAATCACCGCTATAAGCTATCTCTACCATGTCTCCAGTAGCACTCGAAGTCATACCCTCAATCGGCTGTATATTCCCATATTTATCAGTCGCAACAAGATAACCAAGCTGTTCAGATAGCTGTGCATTATAAGTATAAGTCATAGGCTCATATTCTACTACCAAGGACTGTGCCAAAAACTCTTCCGGCAATCCTAGCGCTGAAGTATAATCCATCATTGAGTCCTTGACACTATCAGGCAAACTATCCCAATCTTTTCCTGCATAAGTATTTATCAACGTACTTAAATTATTAGCAGCATCATTCTTTTCAGTCTGTGCTATATCAAGAGCAAGAGAAGTTTCTTGATATGCTCTATTCCACATTTCATTGGATACGTCAAATTCCCACTGTTTTTGATCCTGTTCAATCTGGTATAGGTTATTCGTTAAGGTAGTTAAGGCTGTTAATTGTGTAGTTTGTACTTCTTGTAAAGACATTATCTCACTTAACGCAATCTCATCCATTTTAGTATTATATGCTTCATACGCTGCACTTTCTTTTGCTGCTAAACTTATCCCTTGTTCTTCTACAGTATTTAAGTAAGTATACATTAACTGTGTTTTCGCATTCTCTAATTGCAAATCAGCAGCCCAGTAATTCGTATCATATAAGGTTAATTGAGCCTGTGCATTATCAATTACAGTTGCCATCAAGCTTAATCCTGCCGAACTATCAGCAGCCCCCATCCAATTTAATTTAGCTTTCATATATCCTTCAAGACGTGCGTTCTGTTGTTCCATTTGTCCCTTTGTATAATTATATTCTGCTTCCAGTGCTACCTGCTGTGCTTCATAAGAAGAAACACCCAAATCCGCTTGTTGTTTTGCCACCTTGACAAGCAGGGATTCCATTGTGGTAGCTGTTACCTTTGCTCCCTCCTCAGTCCAATCTATATCAGTAATTAAATCCATCTCTTCTATTGCTGTCTGGTTAGTTGATAAAACACCCTGTAATGTTTCTTCTGTCCTTGCAGCAATCGAGCTATAAACATTCTGTAATGCCGTGAAATAATCATTACTTTGGTCAATAGCTGTCTGGGCTAAGATCAACTGCATCATCTCACCAGAACTCGTAGTCGATAAGTCCTGGTCCTCACCTATCAAACCTTCCAACATAGAATTTAAACTACTGAAATCCATTGAAGCATACCCTACAAGCTCTTCTAAAAGAGTACTCGTACCAGAAGCAGTATAAGTATAAGTATCTTCTTCGGTAGTTTCGAGGACATCATCAACTACCTGGTCATTTACGCTACCTCCCTGATTCCTCCACTTGCTCAGGGCTTCCTGATACTTGGCTACCCCTTCGTCTCCATAAACAGCCCTAATTGCGTTCAGATGAGGCTGTTTCTCACCGGCCATCATCAAATCAACATCATCACTGGAAAATCCTAGTTCTGTCAAAGCTTCTGTATCAGCTACCTCTGTTTCCACAAACCCCTGTAAAATAGCCTTAATCTCATCCTCAGAAGCACCATCCTGATAAGCTTTTTGTATTGCAGCTTGTAGCTCCTCGTTAGAAGTATCAATCTGTACTCCTAATTCTTGCTCCAAGCCTGTAAGTTGATTCGTAAAATCTGTCTCAAATTCTCCTAGTGTTGACAGAAACTCTTGTCGCTGTTCTAGGAACTGTTCATTCAAAGAAGTTAATTGGCTAGAGAGTCCGGTTATTGTGCTATATAACTCAGTTAATTGTGCCGATATCTCTGTTGTATCGGTAGTAACTGTAGTCGTAGTTACTTCAGGAACTTCTTCGGTAGTAACTTCGGGAACTTCTTCTACAGTTACTTCTCCCGTATGAGGTGTGATCTGCTGACCAGTCTCAGTTGGCGTATATGTATGCGTCTCTGGTTCAGGCTCAGGCCCAGCTGCTGCTGCTGCAATAGATTCTGCTGCTGCCGCTGCCGCTTCCTGAAAACCTGTAAATCTACTCATTAAATCCTGACTTTGCTGCAAGGATTCCGCTCGCTGCCCTTCAGGATCTACTTCAGAGCTGGTAAATAAAACCCCCGTCTCTGTTAAGGTTGCAGTACCTGTCTGACCAGCTTCAAATCCAGTAAGAGTAATTCCACTTATATCGGATTCTTGCTGTTTACCACCTCCGACATCCTGTTCCAATACGATACCGTCCTCGGTAACTCGAAATGTTACTTCTGTAGCCATATTATTTTAAATTATGATTAAGCGTATCTAATTATGTAATTCAAGGTTATATAAGGCGGCATATTCTCATGCGCAGTATCAGAACCAGTTGAACTTGTTGCGGTAGAACCACCAGATTCCATTCCTGCACCAGTTCCTCCATGTAATGTATCACCAGCATGTACAGAAACAGTATGGGTGTGAGCTGGTAATTCTGCTGTTACAAGAGTATGTGTCTCAGAACCTTCTGTACCACCAAGAGTATCAGCATTCGCATGAGTAACAACATTAGCACTTGCACCACCCATATCATCTTGACCAAGAGGAAGTCGTCCTCTTAAATCTGGAAGATTAAATGTAGTCGAACCATCTCCAACCCCATAAGTTGTACTAATAACTGCAAACAGTGTTGCGTAAGTTGATCTTGAAACAGCACTACCATCACAAAGCAGATAATTAGCAGGAGCTGTATCCGTAGTCCATAATAATAATGATCCAATAGGCACAGGCGGTCCATCATTTAACCAATCATTATCAAGCTTATTACTACCATCTGCCACAGGTACAACACTTGCCGCAGGAGTAGCATTAAATACATTTGTGTCAGTCAAATCACACGCAATTACTCCAGCAGTAACTGTAATACCATTACCACCACTAACACCAGCACCAGTACCGAAAGGCGTACTAGAAGAACCATCGTCAGAATAAATCCAGCCAGAGGTACCACTATCATAAGCGAAATAAGGTTTATTAGCATCAGCATTTTGAGCGTAAAAGAATATATCGACATCTGTTTCATCACCAACTCTAAAAGCAGTACCTGATGTACCATTTGTACCATCCATAATATTGTTAATCTGTTCAACTCCCTCATGGTTAGATACGCAGCCGATAGAATCACCAGGACGATGATTGTTACCGGTAGTAGTTCCTGCACCAATACCGAATAACGGTATAGTTCGCCCATTAGTAGCAATCGTGATTGTAGTTATTCCACTAGCAGTCGAATGTGAACTTGCCATGATACGTTCAGCACGAGAGTTATCCTTGTTGATAATAAAATCCAAGGTAGTAGATTGCGGTGTTCTTGCCGCTTTGGTTTTTGTGTCAAAGAATCTAACCGTAAAGGTAGAACCATCACCATCACTTGAAGATAGTGAGGTAACAAGTGTACCTGCTAGGTTAGTTTCCTGACTGACGAGAGTTGCAATAGCCATATTTATGTGATTATAGAATTATTGATTAAATTATCAGGTATCTCCTGTTCTGACTTGTAATCATACTTAATATTGAAATAATCTATCCTAACAGGTCTGCCTTCACCTTCATACCAAAATTCATACCAGAACTCATGTCCCTCATTTACATTAGCTGGTAACTGAATCCTTTGCGCAAATCTGTAATACTGATAATCGTCACCAGTACCATCTGCACCAATGTACTCTGCGCCAATATCATCATCTCCAATATATCCACCACTAACAGATGTAACTAACGCAGTATCATCTATTTCAAATGTCTGGCTTTCACCATCCGCATGAGCTGTTAAATAAAATATCGCTCCTTCCGGCATAGCACCTGCTATTTCAATGTAAGGAGTTTTCTTCTTCAGAAGCTCAGTTCCGAAGTTAAATGTTTTAGTACTATACCTGCGTTCATACTCTTGATTTGCAAACGAATAATCATCTGTTACAAACCTATAAACCTTGTCTTCTGTCGAACTACCCCAATACAGTTCTTCATCTGTATCTTCACGATGAATAGCAAAATCAGCAATAGGAAGATTCTTATAAACCCATGAATTATATTTTGTACTGTAAACAAACGTCTGGTTATTGTCAGTAAACGCATCTCCGATAGGTACAGACAACCAGTAATTCTTGTTAAAAAACGCACCTGCTGCCATTTCTTGATACTCATAATTCATGCTTTGAATAATTGGATCAATCTTCCATGACACACTATTCACAACAAAATTATCAGTATTAAGTTCCAAATCCTGTCCATAAAATTTCACACCTTCTCTCGACAAGAAAAACGTATCATCATAAACCTGCTGACATGCTTTGTGAGCTACTCCGCCTGTACCCAGCATTACATCGTTCTTAACAGGAGTATAGGTATAAGTCGCATCGTCAAAGCTAAACGTAACTTCCTGCGCATGATTATCTTCCATCAGAACTAGAAGTGTCTTGTTGGCTGTTTTCTTAATACCCAGAATTCTATTATTGAATCCTATCGTACCACCTCCTGCAAAATCATCCTCGTCTTCGGAAGCATTATAATAAAGTGTTCTGTCGAGAGCCATAAATAAGAATCCTAACATCTCTTCTACTGCATAAGCTCCTAAAGGAGAATCTGTTAAATCAGCAGAAGTCAGAGTGCCTGGAGCTGATTGATAAACTCTTTTAGCTCTAAATCCTGTATTGCTAGGAGCTACTATCAGATTAGGAGTAGAACTAGCACCTTTATATTCAACTGTACCTACATACGAACTAGCACCAGCAAATGTCCCGATAGAACTAGCTGTACCAGCAGAAATATTTATTTGATAAATCACATCATTCGATACAGCTACCAAATATCTGTTATCAGAATCATGCGTAAACGAGGCAAGAGCCTGGATTTTAGAGCTAGTACCGAGGTCTACTACCTCCTCATACCCAGGACTCGTCACTATTGCCCCTTTTTGCGTGATATCCCAGTTTTTTATGAGTGTAGCCTCTGCTGGCTCGCCTGAGTAGTCAGGAGCGATGCTACGGGCATTATAATCGTTATTTTGGCCTAACGAGAAATCTCTGATTGTAAAAAATTGTGCTGCCATTAGCGTGAAAAGTAATTAAGTCGTTCATATCTTGATTTAAGACGTTTAGCTGTATTCCCATAAACACCCTGCCATGAAGCCAGGGCATTTCTGATCTCTGTTTGTTCCACATATTGTGAAGCTTCATACTCACCTGCATTCAGCAGAAGCCTACGAAGCGCCAGTAACGCTATTAACTCAATTGATTTATCTGACAATAAACTGTCATCTGAACCTATGCTCATAGTAGTAGGATCTTGGATATAATGTACTAAGACCTGATCTACAGTTGTATCATTCAAGAAAAACCGAAGTCCTGCATCAACCATCGAATAATCATAAGTACAAACATCACCCTCTCTTCTGTAGAATTCGTCAGGATCAGTCTTAAGATACTCGCTTCCTGTATCTAAATCTTCAACCATCAACACACGATTAAGTGTACTTAGATCAGAAGGAAAACTTCCTACCATCCAATCAGAATTAGCAGGAATCACCTTCATAGCATCAAGTAAGAAACTCGAACTAGAAGATTCTGTTATTTCGATCTGTACCCAGTCTACGGCTGTCCAATCTACAGTTCCCGTATATGTAAAATCCTTGAGCGGAAGTCTTCTGCTACCCCAGTTATTATCATTAGCAATAGTTACAGCATATTCTCCATAATTGGATGAATCATTGCCTATCCTAATGGTAAAAGCTGAATGAGCAGTATAATCCGTAAAATTAAAATAAAAGAACAGAAATCCTGCTACCGGAGTACCAGTTCTTCTGCCTGTATAACTTGAATAATCATTCGAGGTTACAGCTCCTGTCCAAGTAGCTGTATTGCTAGAATTAGTCCAACTGAAACTACCAGAATAAGAACCCTCATTGTAAGTAGTACTGCTTGTAGGAGCAACACCATCATCTGATTCTGTCCAGACAGCTTGAATGGCTCCATCTGTAGCATATTCAAAAGCATCTACAGTATCTCCATATCTCGTCAAAGTTATAAACTCTTTCTTCCTGAACTCTTCAGGTTTATATTCATCTGTAAACTCTTGCACTGCATAATTTATTGCAGCAGTTCGAGCTTCATCTGTATGAAAGGTTTCGGATGTAGTTCCTAGCCTTCTTGACAGGACTACATCATACTCGTCTAAAGTTGACATATTTTAAAAGGGTTAAGGAGCAGTAGGAGGTATAGTAAGCGTCACTGTAACAGTTCCTGCGGCAATGCTTTTAGAAACAATAGGCCACACATAAAGCAGAACATTATTGGCATCTATAAAATGGTAACCTGTATGGGTATCATCAATTGCAGCAGGACCAAATTTGTCCCGTGGAAGTTGAATATAATTATCAGCAATATGAACATCATCCACACCATTCGGCATTGTGCTTTGTGGAAACGCCCACGTTGAGTTGCCTACAGGATTATGCGACATATCAGCATTTGTATTATTGTACAAATTCGCAAACTCCTTCAGATCTCCTGCTAACGGGTGTGCTGGCAAAGCTTTAGCTGCTGGACTGTCTCCTGGCTCTGGTTCTGTATACAGAGACGGATTATCAGCTATAAATGTATCCAGATCTGTTCGTAAGATTCTCCTGCAACTAGGTATTGCTAATAACTGAGCACGTTCTTCTGCGCTCTTTACAGCGACAGGTATAATGTAACAAGTCTGATCTTGCGACAGCGCAAGTTCATAATTATGACCATCTCCACCTACATTTTCTGCATCATTTATGGCAACCCAAGCATCAAAGGTTTCCTTGAGAATAACGAAGTAATCTTTTGTATAAGTCGGCATAAATTATCGGTTAGATTGTAATAAAGCTTCAATAAATTCTTTCTCACTCGCAGTAGTAGTATTTGGGATACTGGCGATCACTTCAAAAGGCCCTTTCCCTGGCCAACCTGCGCTACCAGTTGAACTTATATAGCCAGCATGACAATAAGCAGTATTATTGGCATAAATCGGGTCAACATGTGCACCTGTTGAATAAGTAACTGGGTAGTCAGTCCCATTAACCCTTGTCTCTTCCGTGCCACCTGCACCATCATATTCGTGAAGTATAACAACCCTACCCAGTGAATACGGACTTGTTCCGCTACCATTATAGATTGAATGTGTTGCGCCATCATCGCTCACATAGCCTCTAACAGTATCTGCACCATAGTAATTCAAGGCATGAACAATGCCTTTTTTAGAATTATACTCATCCCATCCGGATTGAATACCTTTACAGGTAGCACTTGGTGTAAAAAGTGAAATCATAGTAACTTCACTTGTAAAATCAAGATCACCACCACTATTCCAATTCAGAGCATAATCACTTGAATTTGAATAATCATAGCTTTTACCATCCCAGGCTGCCGGATCATATCCCATCGGAAACATATTCGCGTGTATATCATTCTGAACAGGGCGGAACTCAAAATCATCAACAAGAACTGTCAACGGTGTACTTGTACCAGCATTGTAAACTTGACAGGCTAAAGTAGTACCAAAAGGAAACTGTAAGTACCGTGTCCCTTCAACAGCACCATCAGAAGAATCAAAAGTCTCCTCCATCGCTCTATACCAAGGTGTCCATGCCACAATTCTAATTTTTGCGTACCCTGCTGTAACTCGGATTTTAAAATTAAACTGATATGTCTGATTTAAAGTAATTCCTGCTGTAATACTTTGTGAAAATATAGCATTTCCGTAATCAGTATCGCCAGTAGTTAGCTGAGCGCTTGTACCACTAGAATCCCAAGGCAAAGTAGTTTCCTCCGAAGGCGTACCTGTACCAAGATGATTCCAGTCGTCTGCGATTCCACCAGTAAATGTCTCGAATCCACCATTTGAAAGTACAGCACCAGCTGCACCTAGATTTAGATCAGTATCCGTAAGGTTTCTAACGCAACCCTCCATCATATTTCTATAATCATACACTTTGTCAGCCCCCATCTGTCTAAGGACAAATGCAGCGTCTTGTACTGGACTTGGAAAAATCATATTATTTAAAGTTTAGTAAGTATAAATACTTGCAAGGTTACCATCAGCTGAATCACGAATTACACTAAAAGTTGCATCTCCAAATGGAAATGGACCATATAAAATATTCTTAATTATCTTAATATCCGGTAATGCAGCTGTAGCTGTAGTAGTGAAATTGATATGACAATCTTCATCTGCATAAAAATAAATTTCATTAGGTGTATTTGCTAATGTTACATCTGATGCTGAACTTGTAAAAGCATCAACCTCCTGATTAACAGAACCACCTGATGCACTACCCCGCGAAGCAACTGAATAAGATGTAGCAGTAAGTGAAACTTGCGTAGATGCCTTCTTGATATAAGCAATACCATGAACATAATCTACACAATAATCACCATCAGTTTGCAAATGTGCATCAAACAAAGTAAGTCTATCTGTAAAATTACTTCTGTCTACAGAATCATAATCAGTAGGAAGAGGTACTTCTGTCGTAGCAGCAGTTGAAGTAAATGAGAGCGAAGTGTCATTGTTAGAAGCTGGCATATCACCTAAGAAATTCAATATAGAACCTTGGGCAAATTTAGCAGCCACTACAGTACCAACAACTTGACCTGCGTCGACTGTTGGAGTGCCTGAACTATCATAATAAAACTGAACAGTTTCCCCTGAAACTGACCTCACTCTTTTAGAGTCATCAATTGCTTCCGTTGGCATACCTCTTGAAGTAGAGACATAATTTTGGTTGTCGAGTAACATAATTGTTTGAGTTAAAAGATTTATATCCCCTATTACAGTATCCGACGTTTGTCACCCCCTGATTCTGTAAGAGAGGGGGGAGTTTCAACCTACTCCCCCAAAAGGTTTATTTGCCCTCCTTCGGGACGGGCTTTTCTTCTTTTTTCTCGGCCTCTTTCTCCGCTTCGACCTCCTCTTTTTTCTTAGCTTCCTCCTGCGCCTTGAGAATCTCAGCGGCATTTACAGGATTTCTGAGGAGTCCCTTAACGTGAATAAGAGACACTGCCTGGTCTTCACCTCTGACCTGGCGAGCTTCAACAGAAGCTAGTAGGTATTGCACTACGTCCTCTGTGAACTCGTACTTGTAGAGTTGGTTTTCCATGACATATATGGTTAAGAAATAAAACTTCTAAATGGCCATTATGGCCTCAATCTTAGGACATTGCAGTCCATTTAAGTGTAACTGTACCAGTAGCTAACAAGCTTGTTGAAGCACCAGCCCAGTTATCAGCTGCGTTATAGTGAACTGTCTTGGTATGACCAGACATGTTCATTGAGATACCAGTCATAACACCTGCTACAGCAGCAGACATATTCACATCAACCGAACCATTACAGTCTGTTGCCGCAAAACCTGTGATGTAATCCTCCATGGTAGTACCATTCAATGCAGCAATAGCACCTGAACCAATTACTGATCCGATACCACAATCAGGTGTATCAGCTTGGATAGCTGCATCACCTTGTAGTGCAACACTTGAATATGTAACTTCATGGACATGAGCACCAGCAGGGAATGTGTAGATCAAAGCTCCGACAGCTAAGTTACCTGCACCTCCAATAGCACCTAGATCAGCATTCGTAAGTGTAAGAACAGTAACATGGTTACGTCCATCACCATACTCTTTAGCTGTTACATTTGTGCCAGGAGTACCAACAGTTCCAGTATTTGTGATGTCACCATCAACAACAAGATCACCAGAACCGTTCATGTTCATTTCAATGTTTCCATTTGCTCCATCAATAATTGAAATGTCACTTGTAGTTGTATTCCCAGTCCTGAGTACAAGATCCTGGTTACCTGATGATTGCAACATGCCAGAAGTGGCACCGTCACCAACAGCAACTGCGTTAACTGTATGTAGAAGCCTTAATCTTTCAGTAAGAGTTCCTTGATTATCAATCGCGAAACTCATGTCTGAATCAGGATTCGCCGCTGAAATATCGTCGACTATTACGTCAATACGACCATAGTCTTCGTCTGCAACAGCGTCGTCTTCACCTGTAAAGAGAATTCGTCCTACCACATCAGCATTAGCTTGCGAGCCTCCTTGATGTGAAAGTCGTAATACAGGACCAACAGCACCTCCATCAACTGAACGAACTTCAACTTCACCAGAAGTAGCTGGTTGAAGAATAATAACTTCAGCAGCACCATCTTTAATGGTAATGCTTCCAGTACTCGCATTTCCAGTTTGAAGTACAAGATCAAAGTTACCACTACTCGAGATAGTTGCATCATTACCACCACTACCAACTGCTATTTTACCTGTAGTGTCTGGCTGTAGCACAATGTCTCCTGCTGCACCATCTATAATCGAAATCACACCAGTCGTAGCATTTCCTGTCTGGATATTGATGTTGTGATCTCCGGAAGATGTAATAGTAGCACCTCCGTCACCAACTACCAAAGTAGAAGCCATCAATGAAACGCCAACATTATCAAGACGTAGAAGTTCAGTAAGAGAGTTGTTAATCAACACACTCCAACCAAGCCTACCATCTTCGGTGGTATCAGTTTCGTCAAGGATAGTAGCATCCATACGACCATAAACAGTTTTATTACTACCATCATCCTCACCTGAATAATTAATTCGTGTAATCACATCATTAATCGCAGGAGAGCTTGAGTCATGATGGTATTCTGCAATAACACCTATAGCACCGCCATCAGTTTGCCTAACAGACAAAACGTCTGCATTAGCTGCGTCTGAAATCAAAATAGTTTCACCACCAGAGACAGTAAGATCACCATCACTAACGACAAGATCACCAGATTGTACTTCAGCAGCAGTTGTACCTTCAGCAGTACCTTGCATAAGAACTCTACCATCTTCGCGTACAGCAAATACTTCTGTAGTTGTGTGCATATCTACCACGGAAATCGCTGACCCAGTACCACCCATTGTGACACTGTTGATATTTACACGAAGTACGTCACCAGTAGTAACAGAAGTGCCATCGATTAGTACTCCAGTACCAGTAGTAACAGCTGATGGATTAAGGGTCATTGATGTACCACTTGTAGTAGTAGCATCAACAAGATTTACAGTTCCGTCTGTCATAACAAGATTACCTGAGCTTAGAGTCAAGTTACCTGAGGTTAAGACTGCGTTACCTGTAAATGTAGAAGTCCCAGCCACTGTTCCATCAATAGCAGCAGTAGGATTTAAATTAACTGTATCAACATAAGCATTCGCGTAATATAAAGGTCCTACGGAACTACCTAAATCGTCAGTCGAATCGACACTTGGGACAATGTTACCTGTAGTAGACATAACACCAGCTCCTGTACCAGCAATATCAGCAGTCGCATTAAAATTGACTGTTTGAACCCAACCATTTAACCAATAAGACCCAGAAGAACCAAGGTCATCAGTCAAGGTTGTATCAGAAACAAGAGATGTATTAATAGCAACAGCAGCAAGATTATCAAGGGCTACTGTAGCTCCACCAGCACTACCAATCAGATCAAAATTACAAGCTGTAGTTGTACCTACATTCTCATAAAGTCCTGATGTGCCAGCTCCTACATTAGTGTCGATATATAAACATCCTTTAGCGTAACCAGCAGCTCCATCATTAAGAGTTGCAGTACCAGAAGCATAAAGAACGTCATCGTTTTCATCCCTGTCATAAACAAGGACAGTTTGGCTGTTGATGCCCGTAGAAACTCCAGGTCTTGTAAAAGAACCTGTGGCATCAACAACCTCATTACCGCCTACTTGGATTGAACCATAAACATTCAACCCACCTAAGGCAGTTGAGTCACCTATTATAGTTCTAGCCATAATAATATAAGGTTAAATATTATACAATCCAATGAGTACCTAAATAGTCAACAGCACCAGCGTTACAAGCCAGGTCAATTTGAACAATGTCATTACCTGTGTTTGTATCACGGTCTGGTGTTAATTCAGGTCCGTAAGCGATCTGATACTCTAATCGGTGCATCATCTTGTCAGAGACAAGAGCAGCTTCCCAGTTAGCAGTATCATCAAGTTGTTCCCAGACAACTGGGATAATTCCAGATTCTGTAACAACATTGATAGATGTGTTAGCATCTTCAGGTGTCATAGGAGAACCTAGAAGTTTCTTCGCAGTGTGCATGTTCCTTGTAGGAACGACCAGATACTTAGGTTGAAGACCCATAATTGTACCATTGTGGTCTTGTTGCATGCGAAGTGCTTCAATAGCTGATTCAAGATTAGCCAATGTCAACGAACCTGTTGTGGTGTTATCTTGGGTAGCGCCTGTATCACCTATAAGGTGAGCAGCATTAGCCAAAGATAAGCCATCCCAGGTAACTGTTGTGCCTGCTGCTGCGATCAATAGATCAGCAGCAAGTGCATCCATCCTGATTCTAGCTAAATAGCCAAGTTTTTGTGCATCTTCAAGAGCAGAACCATAATGATCTTTTTCTTTCATCATTTTAGTAATATGAACTGCTTCTTTGAAGATAAGTTGTGCGACAGTCTGCGTACCAACAACTTTAGGATTTTGTTGGTTGTATGCAGCGCCATCAGAAACTGCGTTGAACGCAGCCGACATTCCACCTCGGACTGAGAAAGTTTCCTCAAATCTTTGGTTCGGGTCCATCCGGAAAATTTGCTCATATTTTGACTGATACCCTTGGTATCCAGCATCAAAAGATTTCGCTATCTCCAACTGTACCTCTGTCTCATAATTATGATATGTAACTGCCATAATTTATTCAGTTAAAGAATTAAAGTTTATTGAAGATTGAATGGAACTACAACGTCGATGGTCTCATTACCAGAAGTACTGTCATAGGTGACAATAGTAAGAACACCGTTTGAGGTATCATTCTCATCGATTTCTTGGTCAGCAGCAGCCATTTCAAGTGTAACTTGAGTGTCAATGATTGCTTGGGCAAGATTGCCTGGTGTATCAGGAGTACCACGGACAACAAGTCCGCTTGGATGGAACATAATTTCTACCGTACCATCAGCTAGTGCTGTATCAGTTGAATTAGATACAGCCATACCTACCCATGAAGAAGTAGAAGAAGCTCCATCACCAGCTTTTGCCACATAACCTGGATTACTACCATCGACAATAACAAGATCACCAATAGCAATCGAAGCAGCAGCTCCAGCAACAACATCAAAAACTCGTGTTACTGGTGAATCGCCACCTACTGTACCAACAACCCTGAAGTCTCCTGTGTATTGTGTTGCGGCCATAGAATTGTTTAGTTAGGATATATAGGAATTGAATAGCTGCCTTTCTTTTCGAATTGCTCAGCTATTCCCTGAAAGTCTTCAGCAGATTTAGCTCCCGTATAGAAAGCATGTTTCTTAATTCTTTCAGGTGAGAGAGGGACTTTTGCTTTTGCCTTAGCGTCTTCTGGTCTTTTAATCACATCACCTTTACTGCGGAAACTATAAGATTTCCCAGGTTTCATCTGATTAGCAGCCATATCAACAGCCTTCTCAAAAGTAACAGTCTCCCCCGCTATTTCTGTCCCCTCGAAAGTTTTCACTAAATCATCAAACTTAGGCTCGTTATCAATAGTGAGTCCGAGTTGCGACTTGATAGATTTAAGCGTGTTCTTCCGATTCTGTTCATGGGTTTTAGAAAGTTTTTCAACCTGCTTTGAGAGGTTTTCTAAAGCAGGGCTGTCTTCTTCCGTTTCCTCATAAAGAGAAGTATACTCTTCGCCAAATTTCTCTGTAAGATAATTAGCATTGTATTCATCTTTAGAGATTTCAGCGAGCTCTCTACGAGCATCTTCGCTAGTCTTGGCAAGCCTTACCAAGGTAGCGAACGCGGCTTTTCGTGATTCGCCAAGTTGCGCTGCCTTGCGAGTCATTTCAGCCTGCTCTTCATCCTTTTTAGGAGTATCCTGCGCGGACTCCTTGCCAGATTCCTCTGGGGTATCCTTCTTCACTGCTTCTTTCGCAGCTTTGTCAGACCCTTTTGGTGTAGCCATAGTAATATGGGTTAGAATATAGAGAAGGTTTTCGCCTCTAGGAGGCTTAATCCCTCATTCCAGCCCTTCTACAGCTGTCAGAGATATTAAATACCTAGTTGTGTAAGAATTTTAAGCGGATCAGTTTCTTCTTTCCGTTCTTTGTTCTTCTTTTTCTCAGCTTTCCCCTGTTCCAGTAATGCTCCAAAAATCTGCTCAAGCTGCTCCAGCCTCCCCGCCAGCCTCCCCTCCTCGTACGGGCTGAGCTGCCTGCGCTTCTGCACCAGTTGCAGCAGGTTGGCGTGATACAGTCCCTCCACCAGTTTCAGGACCGCCTTGAACTGGTCCTTGTTGGCCAGTTGCCCCAGGAGTTGCCATTCCGCCCTTGTCAGGTTGCTGCCCGAATGGGAGACTCTTCTCGTCACGAATCGCATAGATAATATCTTCGAGAGTTTTTGCGAAGATGCCTTTTTGAGCTTTTGGAAGAATTGCATATTCTTTTGATTTAGCAAATAATCTGTACTTATGTAACCTTCTCATGTTGTTGCCATCACGAGAAATTGTAGGTTTAATACCAAGAGCAATCTGCTGAACGTGATAATCCATCTCATCCATCCCGTCAACTATTCTGCCTGCTGAATTGAAGATTGCATCCACATCAATATCGGTAAATCGTTTACCAGCCTGTTTAGCCAACATCTCGAAATCTGTACTAGCGAGAAGTTCAGGGCTAACCTGAGCTGTACTAAATAATATCTGTAAATACCACTGCAATGACTGTAATTCTTGCTCCTTCCTGACTGTATCTTCGACTTTCTCTACAATATCGAACATAATATAATTAGGTTCAACTACCTTATCATTCAACTTAAAATAACCTGTGTACCCCCGTGCTGGAGTAAATTCAGGCTGATGAGTAGCGTTACGCTGTGAAACATGAAAGTCCTCGATAGGTATAGTGTGATATGTCAATTTACCATCTACACCCTCATAAGGCTTCGCCATAAATTGACAAATATTCATAAACCTCTGATAGAGTGAATTTTTCTCTGCTCGAATCGTGTTCTGTAAAACATTCTTACGGATTCTACGTTTCATAGATTCCTGTTTCGCAAGAGTTTGGGTAGCAAGTTCATTCGGTTGCACAAACAAAGCACGAGAATCATCTCCTGTTACCTGGATCTGTAAATCCTCCAAAATATTCTTAACAGCATTTGCAGGTTCCACACTGGAACCAAAGGTGAGAGGCTGAATCGCATCACCTATCTTCCCTCCATTTAAACCTCTCAACGTAAATAACGCACCAGGTTCTAGCTGATTCTCGTCCGGATCGAACAAAACATCACCAGAAACAGCTAATACAGGCTGCTGAGAGAGTTTTGCATTATCTATCATTAAATTCACCAAAACCTCCTTAACCATCACAAACGGAGCTTGGACTTCGGTTTCTGAAATACCCCATATCGAATCATCTCGTTTGTAATTATATCTGAATGAAACAGGAATACGTTTATGTTTAAACGGAATTGCTCCGAAATAAATTTCTTTGCCATTCGCTACAAATACATGCCAATCATTCACACAATCCCAACCTTCAAATACCACTACATACTGTGATTTAGCATTTTCTTTCTCTTCAAACTCATGTTTATGAGACATCCTCTCGATTCCGAGATGTTCAACACCACCCCAATTAACAGGATGAATATCCTCAATATCGAATCTTTCTTTATCACCAAAATCACGTTGGAACTGTTCCCATGAATAAATCTTACGTTCATAAAACCAATCCATACCTCTGTTTCCATGAGGATCATGGTCAACATTAGCAGTCGGATCAGGAAAAGCATCTCGTATATCTACAGTAGTCGGAGCTAAACCATAATAACTTACTCGTTTCTCAGGATCTTTATGCTCTAAAAAAAGAGAATGATCGTCTGTCTCAACGTAATCATTCTCTACTAGGGCGACAGTATGTTTTTCGATACCAGTCCCGTAATCAACAGCATTACTAATCGCATCAACCAGAGCTGTTTTACGGTCACTTTGCAGATCAAAATGATCGACAATAGCTCTGCTAGGCACAGCCATATCGTAATCACCTGCGAGTGTACTTTTAAACGTAACTTCTGTCAGATTCTCTAACATATCTGATTTTTTACGTTCAAGAGCACCGAACAGTTCAGGTAAACGATAAGCAGATCGCCAGTCGTCACCATCAATAACTTTATCCTCATGTAACTGCATCAACTGTTTGATAGCAGTTACTTTCAAATTCAGCTTAATCTTAGAATCAGCCGAATCACGAATACGCCTCATGTGTAGATGAGACCTATCCTCTTGGTTGGTAGGTACATCGTAATAATCCTCCATAAGTAAAATTTGTTAGAGGGAGTGAGTTGCAACCCTAGAAGGACTCCCATCTAATCATATTACTTAGCCTTATACTGGTCAATATGTCAAATATCTATTTTTAGGTACTTTACTATAATGGTTACCAGCTTTCTGTCCAGTCAATTCTTTATATTTATCCATCAAGAGTGTTTTTCTATCTTTAACAACTTTCTTTTTTACTTTCGGAGCGTTCCATAACGCAAGACAGAGAGAGATTACACAGTCATCATGCATCCCTTTTATATTAGGATGGCCGTAAGTTACTCTACCTTGCGCTGTTTTCTGTTTCTCGAAGGTTTCAAGTTCATCTATCAGTGCCTGAAACGGAGGAATTGAAATATCTTGATGGTCGAATTTAATTACTGCGTTTTCTACCAGCTGTCTTTTTGTTTTCAAATTAAAATGCACAGGTGTCAAGTAGAGTCCTTGTTGTTGAAGGTCTCTGTAAATAGGATCACCAACTCCGGTTGAATCAATTATGATGCGACTAGGGTTTCCTTCGCTCAAATACCGTCTAGCCATCGCTTCGATCTTAGTTTTCTGAAATGACCATGACAATTCATTAAACCGTTCAATCCAGACAATTTTATCACAACACACATCATAGACAGTTATGACGGTAAAATCTTCTTTTTGAGCTAAATCCACTCCAATTTGGTAAAAATGTCCAGGTTGGGGAGGCGAAACTTCGTTTTTAACGCATTTTCTGATGTTGTGGAAGGGTGAACCCCCGTCATCCGAAAATAACGCCTTATACTCTTGATTATACGTTTCTATAGGAGTAGTTCTGCGGATTTCTTCAAGTTCATCTTTGTCTATGATGCCTGATGTTTCTGCTGAAAGCGTAAATGCTTGCCAGCTACGGCGACTTTTAGCATAAACATACATCTTGAAAAAGAAATCTTTCGATTTCGGAGTACCTATAAACCAAATCCATCCTTGGTTAGCTGCAAGAACTGGTCGAAGGATTTGATTCCAGAGTTCTTCGAGCTTGTGATCTTGGGACTCATCAACAATGATACCGTAGGGGTCCTTTCCACGAAGGGCGTCAAAGTTGTCTGAACCTCGTAGTTCGATACGGGCGTCGTTGAAGAGTACAACTGAGAGTTCTGTTTCATTTTTCTTTTTAATTAGTTCTTTAGGGATACAGTGGAACAGCATTTTAGGATCGTTCCAGATGATACCTTTAGCCTGACGGAAAGTAGGAGCGATATACCAGAAGGTTCTTCCGGCATTTTCTTCCTTACAAGCCTCCATAATCAACTTGTTGATCGCCATCAGGCTCTTTCCAGCTCTCCTGTGTACTACCAACACTTTGTTCCTCGCTTGGTTGCTCAGAATCTCCAACTGAAACGGACGTTTCTCCGGCTGATAATTGTGAGGAATCGTTATTTGTTTGTCCATAATTAAGTACGTTTACGGTTATACCACCTCCTGCGCTACCTATACCACCTCCTGTACGTTTCTTCACCTTATTATATTCGGAGATGGCTCTCATTTTATTCGAGAGATCCTTGTCCTGCTTAATTACTTTCAGCATTTCACCATCTACTCCGTAATCTGTCAATCCTTGAGCAGCGAGTAATTCAGTTATTCGTGTCTGAATTTTAGGTCTCTTCAGGATATGATAAGCATTATTCACATTCGAATCATTCCCATCCTTATTATTCAATTTATATCCGGCTGCTGCATAAGCATCTCGTGGTCGTCCGAATGTTTCAGGATGACTTATGCAACAGAAGGCTCTACAGAAATTTTCTTCTAGAACAGTCAACTTAACCTCGCTACCTGGATACTTCATTTTCGCCTGTCCTACAGCTGGTTTATTCTTGTTCGCCTTCTTCATCGCTGGATGGACTGGTATTAGTTCCATAATAAGCGTCTATTCCGTGTTTAAATAATAAATTACGAATCGATCCCATCAACTTACCATCTTCACTTTTCAATTCATCGATCATTCGATTCACCATCGCACGTTCGTTTCCGCTCATGCTCTGGTAATCGAAAAACTTACTCACTATCCGTATCATACTCCGTTTAAAACTCTCCACAGCCTCCTTATCTAACGCAGGTTTCTTCTTGTAATTCGGTTCAACGAACTCATCAATCCCCTCACTCAGATTCACAGGTTCTTCTCCAGCTTCCTTGATCTCCAGCTTCTTCCTCAGCATTTCGTTCTCACACTTGATTTTGTGTGCATAGGGAACAGCGCCTCCGGCGAACTTCTTCCCGCACACTTTACAGATACTTGGCATGTTTGGTATTTGTTAAGATGTATAAGTAGCATAAAACTTTTACTTCTTGCTGTCAATTTTTAAGTTTATTTAATAGTTCTTCGAATCTTTTCATTTTGAGTTAGAGTCTCCATTTGTTTATTTTCCGTAAATTCAAAAAGTGTTTGATTTTTCTTTAATGATTTTTGCTTACTTGGTTTTCTATAATTTTTAGAAGTAATATCAGGTTCTAATCTATGAAGTGATTTGTTGTAATAATCTTCCATGATTTCAAAACCTATAAATTGCCTATTTAAATTTTTTGCAGATACAGCAGTTGTTCCGCTTCCCATAAATGGATCAAAAATGATTTGATCTTCGATTGTTGTAAGTTTTATTAAGTATTCAATAAGTTTTTCAGGCTTTTGTGCTTCATGTATTTTTTTTTCATGTTTTTCAAAGCCAAACTCTAAAATATTTGTTGGACTTGAGCCATTAATTTTACATTCCTCAATATTCATTGCCCCAACTTCATTTTTCAAAACATTATCAGTTATTGTATGTTTATATGGTTTAAAAAACCATGCAATAGGTTCATAAATAGGGGCTAAGTTTCCAAGTCTCCAACCCTCCCATTTTTCTGCCTCTTCATGCAATCCT